TCGTCTGGCCCGCAGTTCTGCGGCGTTCTCATCGCCTAATAGGGGTAAGCAAACATGGCATATTCACTCGCAAACCTCGGTGGCATTGACTTGAACAACGCTGCTCAAGTACAGGCCACTTCGTACTACGCCAGCACCCCGGCCTACGTCCCGAATCAGGGGCCGCTCGGCGCGGAAGTGTTTGGCTCGGATGGAAAGCGTTATGTGTTCGCCAAGGCGAACGCGACGATTTCCGCTGGCACCACGACCTGTGACATCAACACCACCACCTTCTTGGTGGCGGCGACTGGTGGCGCATACACCAGCCCCGGCGTTGACCTCGTTTCTGGGGACTACGCGTGGTTTGGTAAGGCGTCGGTCTAATTGAGTCGGGGGCGGCAACGCCCCCTTCTCTCTAGGAGAACAAGCATGGCAATTCCTTCACGCGTACAGGGTGCGGGCCAGTCGGGTGGCGCAACGACCGCTATTTGCGGTGACGTTGGCAACACGCTGACCGCTGCCGGTTCCGCTGCGGGTGACGCTCTTGCGCTGTCTGCCGTTCATAACCGCGTTTCAACCGCCGCTTCTGGCACGGGTGTCAAACTCCCGCCCGCCGAAGCCGGTGCGATTGTGACCGTGGCGAATGACGGTGCGAACACGCTGACCGTTTACCCGCAGACCGGTTCAACGATTGACGGCGGTGCTTCGGTGTCCATTGCGACCACGAAGCGTCGGCTTTTCGTCGGCATCAGCCCAACGGTTTGGGTTTCCATTCTCGGAGCCTAAATCGTGCCGATCCCGTCACGGGTTCTTGGTTCGGGGTTGTCGCGCCTGTCCACCGTCTCCATTTGTGGCGACGGCGCAGACGCGATTACCGCGACCGGAACCGTGGCGGGTGACGCATATCAACTGACCTTTGTATTTAACAACGTCGGCACGACGGCAAGCGGCACAGGCGTAAAGTTACCGCAGACCGAAATGGGTGAAGTGATCTACGTCACCAACTCGGGCGCGAACACGTTAAAGGTTTATCCATACGACACCAATTCCACCATCAACGGGACGACATCCGCGTCGGTGGCTGCGAATTACACTAGCATTTATTACGCTGTATCCAACACAAAGTGGTACAGCATGACCGGCGCAAGAACTTAATCCCCACAGGAGAAAGACGATGGCCCTTGACTCTGATATTTCCGCTGCTGATGCCCAACTGCACGTTGAATTCTTTATTGCCAAGGATGTTGAAGGATGGGAAGGAAAACCCTTTGTTCGCATCATGGCCCCCGGCGACAAAACGAACATCATTGAACAGCCGGTGCGTGAGGATCACAAAGAGCGATTCCCGCGCCAATGGCTGTATTTCCAGATGAAGCAGGGCGATGGCGTGCCTGTAGTTGGAACGTCGCTGGACGATTGGCAGCGCGATAGCAAAGGCGAAGTGAGCCGCGCACAAGTTGAAGAACTGCGTATTTTGAAGTTCCAGAACGTTGAGCAAGTCGCCGCCGCCTCGGACTCGCAGTTGCAGCGCATTGGCATGGGTGGCCCCGGCCTCCGTGAACGCGCCAAGGCGTATTTGGCAAGCAAGTTCCGCAACGAAAGTGCGGAAGAATTGGAAAAGACCCGCAGCGAGTTGGAAACGCTCAAAGCGCAGATGGCAGAATTGATGGCCGCACAACCGAAGCGCGTTGGACGGCCTCCTAAAGTAGCCGAAGGAGGCTAAACATGGGCAGCACGATGCTTCAACTCGTCCAGCAAGTAACTAACGAACTGGGCGTACCGACTCCTAGCACGGTGGCTGGCAACGCTAACCAAGACGTTGTGCAGATTCTTGCGCTAATGAACGCTACGGGTTACGAGTTGTTGCGTCGGGCTGATTGGCGCGAACTGACCAAACAATACACGTTTTATACCGATGCCACGACCACGACGGGCGATTGGGTCAACGGTGGTTATCAAATCATCAACATTCCTAGCACCACGGGGCTATCCACCAGTTACCAAGTGCAAGGCGTAGGCATCGGCAACGCAACGTACATTACAAGCGTTGATAGTCCAACCGCTGTAACGGTCAACCAAGCCTTTACGCAAACACAGGTAGGGGGAACATTGACGTTCCAAAAGGTCAAGTACGACCTCCCTTCCGACTACAACAGCACGGTGCCGCGCACGCATTGGGATAAAAGCAAGCGTTGGGAAATGCTTGGCCCCGAGTCAGCGCAGCAATGGGAATGGCTGTTGTCGGGTTACATTAGCACCGGCCCGCGTATCCGCTGGCGGTTGCTCGGCAAATACTTTCAGATTTGGCCGGGTGTCAACGCGGGCGAATACCTTGGGTTTGAGTATCGCAGTAACGCATGGGCTGAAAGCGCGTCTGGCGTAGCCAAAACGTCATTTACAGCGGATGACGATACTTGTTTGTATCCCGACCGCCTCATGGTGTTAAGCACCAAACTCAAATACTTTGAGGCCAAGGGCTTTGACACCACCGCCCTTTACCGCGATTACATCATGGAACTAGAAACCAGTATCGCGCAGGATACGTCGGCGGCGAACCTGTCGTTTGCTCCGCGACCGGGTACGGTGTTGATCGGTTACGACAACATACCGGACAGCGGGTACGGACAGTCGTAATGGCTCGTCGCGCTCTCATTCAACGCGCAGCAGCCAGCGTTGCTTCGCTTCCGGCCCCCGTAGGCGGTTGGAACGCCCGCGACTCTTTGGCAAACATGGCTCCGACCGATGCCGTCACGTTGGAAAACTTTTTCCCCGGCGTGGCAAGCGTCAATTTGCGCGGCGGGTACAGCAAACACGCAACAGGACTGCCGGGACAAGTTGAAACGCTGATGCCGTACAACGGCGCAGCAACGACAAAACTGTTTGCGGCATCTAGCACAGGGTTTTACGACTGCACCTCCTCTGGCGCGGTTGGCGCAGCGGTGGTGTCGGGGTTATCTAATGCACGTTGGGAATTCATCAACGTAGCCACAACGGGCGGCAATTTTCTGTATGCCGTTAACGGCGTAGACAAACCGCGTTTGTATAACGGCACGACTTGGACGGCGATTGATGGCGCATCCACGCCTTCCATTACAGGCGTAACCACAACCAACCTTTCCAACATCAACCTTTTCAAAAACCGCGTATGGTTTATTGAAAAAGACACGTTAAAAGCATGGTATTTGCCGACCTCATCGGTAGGCGGTGCGGCGCAATCTCTTGATCTTTCGTCTATTGCCAAGTTTGGCGGCTATTTGGTCGCTATGGGAACGTGGACGATTGACGCGGGCTACGGCGTGGATGACAACCTTGTGTTTGTCACCAACAAGGGCGAGTGCATCGTGTATCGCGGCACAGACCCATCTAGCGCGTCCACTTGGGAACTGATCGGCGTGTGGGTGCTTGGTGCGCCGGTCTCCAAACGCTGTTTTATGAAATACGGCGGCGATCTGCTTTTGTTGACGTTAGACGGGTTGCTGCCGCTGGCCTCTGCGCTGCAATCTTCGCGTCTTGATCCTAACGTAGCGTTGTCAGACAAAATCCAAGGTGCGTTTGCAGCGGCAACTTCTACCTACCAGAACAATTTTGGTTGGGTAATGTTGTACAACGCAAAAAACAACGCGCTGATTGTTAACGTGCCGGTATCTACGGGCAACCAAGAGCAATTTGTGATGAACAACATCACAAAGGCGTGGTGTCGGTTTACGGACTGGAATGCTAACTGTTTCAGCATTCTTAATGACGAGCTTTATTTTGGCGGTAACCAGTACGTTGCAAAAGCGTGGACAACTGGCACTACAGGATACATAGACGACGCCAGCAACATTTCTGGCCGTATTTTGCAAGCGTTTAACTACTTTGAAACGCGAGGCGTTAAAAAGTATTTCACCCGCGCACGCCCCAGTATCTTTAGCAACGGTCAGCCCGCGATCAACATAGACATCAACGTAGATTTTGATTTGTCTGCAAGTACGGCGGCGCTTGCTTACACGCCATCCACTTATGGTTTATGGGATACCGCTACATGGGATACAGGTATCTGGGGATCGGCAGACGTTATTAACAGCAACTGGCAGGGCGTGACCGGCATCGGTTATTGCGCGGCGGTGCAGCTCAACAGCAGCAGCCGCAATTTACAGATTCAATGGGCCTCTACTGACATCGTGTATCAACTCGGATGGCCTGGCATATAACAAGCGGCCCAGAAGTGGGCGAATGGGTCTGTATGCAGACTGGCGGCGGTTATCACGCCGAACGGTCAAATGCTCTTGGGTTAAAAAAGGGCAACGAACTGGTATGTGGCGTGGTGTACGAAAACTGGAACGGGCGCAGCATCGTGTGCCACATCGCGTTTCAGGATCGGCTAACGCCTGCCTACCTTGCCGCCATCTATGACTATCCGTTCAATGTCTGTGGGGTTGACAAAATTATTGCCCCCGTAGGCAGTAAAAACGTGAAAGCTTTGAAATTAGTGCGTAAAATGGGGTTTACCGAGGAAGCGCGTATAAAAGACGCCGACACCAACGGGGACATCGTGTTTTTAACTATGACACGAGCTTCGTGTCGTTATTTGGAGCCTCGGTATGGGCAAAAGTTCACCGAAACCACCGCCAGCGCCTGACTACGCCGCAGCGGCAAAAGAGCAGGGCGCGGCCAATTTGGATGCGGCGCGTCTAACCGCCCGCATTTCCAATCCCAACATTTCCACGCCCTATGGCGGCCAGCGCGTCACGTTCGGCAAGAGCGTGTTTGACGAGGCGGGCTATAACAAGGCGATGGAAGCCTATAAAAAGCAGCTTGCCGATTATGAAGCGCAAAAAGCGGCGGGCGTGTCTACGGGCGGCCCAGCAGGCGGTTTCCCCGGTGGCGACTATTACGGCATGGAAGGCCGTGGCTAGGGTCGCGGTGGCTATTTCCCAATGGGCGCATATGGCGGTCAATTTGGCGCTGCGCCGGTAGCCCCGACCCGCGAACAGTTCACCACGCAGACCGATTTGGATACGCCCTATATTGAGCAGTACCTGTCGCCTGAACAACAGAAGATTTTAGAAGCCCAGCAGCGCGTGGAATTGGGCTTGTCAGGCGTGGGCGAAACCGCCCTTGGCACGGTGCAGGATGTGTTGGGCAGGCCATTTGCCCCCAACTTGCGCGACCTACAGACGACGCTTGGCGGCTATGGCGCGGTACAGGGCGCTCCTGACTTAACGGGCATGGGGCGAGCGACTGGCGACGTAAGCGCCTACGAGTTTGGCGGTGCGCCTGAACTATCTAGGTACGGCTCTGCTGGCGGTGGCCCTGCTGGCGGTTTGTTTGGGCTTGCTCAAGGGCAAGTGCCATCAGAGCAATTACAGCGTGGCATAGATGTTTCTAACTTGGCTGCTATGCCGGTGCAAGCCGGTACAACAGGCCAGCAGGCAATATTGTCGCGTGTGGCTCCCGAGCTGCAACGCCGTCGCCAAGCGTTAGAAACGCAGTTGGCTAACCAAGGCATCCCGCGTGGTTCGGAAGCCTACAACGAGGCGATCACCGAGCAGCAGCAGCAAGAAAATGACGCCATCCAGCAGGCAGCCCTGCAGGGATTGCAGCTAGATATGGCCGCTCGCGCTCAAGGCTTTGGCGAGCGTCAGGCTGCCGCACAGTTTGCTAATCAGGCGGCCCTTGGGCAGTTTGGTATGGGAACAACTGGCGCAGATATTTATAACCGAGCGTTGCAGCAAAATTTCCAACAGGCCCAAGCGGCTCAAGAGTTGCAGAATCGGGCTGTGGCGCAAAACCAAAATGCCGCGTTACAAGCCTATCAGGCGTTGTTGTCGGGGCAGGGTCAAGCGTTTGGTCAGCAAATGGATGTGCAAGCCGCTCGCAACGCAGCCCTTGCCGCAAATCAAGCCGCTGCCGTCCAACAGCAGCAGCTGGCAAATGCCGCGCAGTTACAGCAATACAACCAAGCCCTGCAAGCTGGTCAGTTTGGCAACACCGCGTTGCAGCAGAGCCTGCAGCAGCAGTTGGCCTTGCGTAACCAGCCGCTCAACGAGATCGCCGCCCTTATGTCGGGCGTGCAGGTCAATATGCCGCAGTTCCAAGGCTACCAAGGCGCGAATGTCGCGGCGGCTCCCATTTTTGCGGGAACGCAAGCGGCAGGCGACTTTGCACAGCGTAACTACGCAAACCAAGT